TATATTGTATGATCTAATTCATAATTTCTTTTAATATCACTATAGATAGATTCAGCCGCATCTCTAAAACCTCGATGAAGTTTTGTATCTAATCTATTATCAATAAATGGTCTTGCATCAAGATCCGATAATACATTTTTCCAATTTGCTGTTCCTCTAAAAATAAGAATAGTGATACCATCTTCTTGTATCACATAATAAGAAAATTGGTCTTTTTTAATACGAGATTGCTTTGCAATCATCCTATTCAAACCATAAAATTCTGGTTCTTCTGGTGATATTGAACCATCAGCAAATATTCCCTTATCTGTATAAATGAGTTTAGAATATTCACCCATTTCAATAAGAGAATCTAATGTTACTGGTAATGTATCCCTATCTCCACTTTCTCCATCTTTCCATAAAAACCAATTCGTAATTGCACATCCACCAAACACTAATAATGTAAATAATACCAAATATATGGATTTTACATTAGCCACTTTTTGCTTTTTTATCTAATTTCTTTAATTTAGTAGAAACTACATCAACTACTGTAGTTACTATAATGGGTAACAAGTCTCGAAAACTCAATGCAATTAGAAATATTGCAAGGTATTCAAACTCCTTGTAATCTGCTAGATATGATATTTGAAATATGTAAAATACAAATAACATACCAGAGCCCATGTAGACTAGGTTTCTGAAAAAATCTGCCCATACACTTTTATTATTATTAAGTAATACTAACAATGAATAAAACAAAATAAAAACAAGCATTAGGCACAGATTCAAATTTTCTATAAAATACTGTAACATTTATCTCTCCTAATTACCCGTTGAAGTTTGAGCTTCTATTTGTTTCATCAGAGCATCAAACTGGTCATTTATTCCAGTTTTCGCTGCACACTTAATTTTATATGCATTTCTAGTTGCCTCACCACATTGACCCTTCATCAATAGTCCAAGTGAAGCCTCATAATTGTCGTTAGTATCATCTAATTCATGATCAACAATATCTGCTAAGTGCTGTATTTGCGTAGCAGCCTCCGACAATCTTTTTTGTATTACTAAATCAACATGATCCGCTAAAGTGCTTATTTGCCAACTTAATAAAAGAATTGCAAAGACTAATATCCATATTACTCTTGTTTGTTTAACCGCCAAAACTGGTTCTATTTCATCCTCATGTACATTTGGGTCATCATAAGGTTTTACTTTTTCTTTTGCCATAATTTATATCCCTTCAATTCAGTTAATTATTTTTTATCATCTCCGCCGACAGAATCAATTGCTTTATCCAATTTGCTAAAGAATTTTCTTTCTAGAAAAGGTAATAATCTTATACCGGTATATCCTATAAAGAATGCGATTGCTAGTGCTGTCATGGGACCGAACTCAAATGATTCCATTAATGCTGGTATAAAGAATTCTGCGGCTATCCAACCTACTATGGCTGCAATAAGGAGGTTTTTTATTTCCCACCAAATTCCCATCCATTTGTGAACTAATCCATTAGTCAATCCTCCAAGTGTAGATGCGAAAACGCAACACCATTTGGCTCCGAAAATTGCTAACATTGTCTCCATTTATTTCTCCTTATTGTTAAAATTTAAAATTTTTCACTCCTATCTATTATGATTTCCTTTAAGTATATTTCTAGGATTTCCCTCGTTATAATAATTTTCCGGTGGAACATCCGAAGATGTGCCCCAACTTCTACTGCGATGAACGCTATTAAATCGATCTTCTAATTTTTCAAGGTCTTTTACAATTCCGTCTACCTTTGTTTCAATAGCTGGAATTTTTCCTTCCTTCATAAGAAATACCTCTTTTTCTAAATCGAGAACAGTTGAAAATAGATAAGTTACACTACCTATCAATGCAGCTGTTACTAGAGGTAATCCTGCCTTAAAAAATTGATGCTCGGCGACCTGAATCATGCTTTCGTGTGGCTTCGCCATTTTACCTTTCTTAAACTTCTAATAATTCTTGTTCCCCAGATTCAGCAAGCATCTTTCTATTCTTTACGTGTTCATCAGCGACATCTGCTTTATTCTGGCCCCAGTAGCCCACAGCATAACCATTTTCACACATCCATTTATTTACGTTTGTCCATCCATTGAATTCATCACCATCTTCAGTACAGTTTATCCATACTTCACCAAGAATTCTGCCGAACTTTCCTCGACTATCTTTCTCAGGGCATCGAATTTGAATTTGTATATCATCTCTATCGGACATGATTGCCCAATGCACCCACTCCTTGAGATGTTTCTTTGATAATAGTCCGTATACTTTTTCATTAAGATTTCTTGTTCTCGATTCTGGTGTATCAATGCCTAACAATCTAACACGACTCATAAACATTACATCAAATCCTAAATCAAAGACACAATCTATCGTATCGCCATCTACAACTTTTGGTACTGCGACTACATCATAGATATAATCACAGGGTTCATCGTTTTTATATTCAGCCACATTTCCCCTTTCTATATTACTATATCATGACTATTTATAATAAAATGAGACTTATATTAATGTAATCAAGGAAAAAAGGATTACAACTATACACATAAATACCAATGCTTTATAATATGTTATAATAGGAGTTTTAAAATAACCCCATCCTATAAACACACATTTATGTACAGGACTTAAAATATAACCCGCATAATCTAATGCAAAAAACCAAGCCAAATATTCTATTCCAAATATAGTAGTAGCAACAACGGTAAGAGCAGCAAATCTACTAGAACTTCCTAGAAAGAAACTTCCAATAAAACTTATAACAGACATTTGAATAATTGTCAATCCAGAATCATCTGTAAATTGTTTAATCTCAGAAGTATATTCTCTAGCAAAATTACCAAAAACTATAATCAATGCAAGAAGTCCCATTAATTGCCAATCAACTAATGTTGTGGGGTCTGGAACACCATCTCTTCTATCGGGTTTTAAATCTGCAGGTTTTATATTAACATCTTCTTCTTTTAATATTACAAACAAATAAAATAATACAACACCTAAACATCCTACTAACAACGGCCACATATAAGATAGCATAGCCCAATAAGTTAATCCAAATGCAGCCATCGGTAATATGATGGTTTTTTCTAACGGACTCCACAAATAATAATGATGAGTTGAAAGATAATCTATCATTCCTAATTTTTGTCTACTTTTAGGATCATCAGAAGAAATTGTATCTAAAACCCCAGCTGAAACCGATACTCTTCCTGGAATTGGAAGTATACCAGTTAATGCACTAATCATAGCAACTACTGCTCTTTTAGATTGTACACGATTCACAACAAACTGATATATTGGGAAAAACCAATTATAATGTTTTGCATAACCAGCTACTACCATTATACCTGCGAGATAAAACAAATACCATTGATTTTTAATTAATAAATTTAAAACTGTAGTCCATTCCATAATATTCCTTTCATTTTTCAACAACTACAATGTATAGTCCGTTCCACCAATTTTGGGTATCTTCTATATCATTTAACATTTTTTTATCATATAATACTTTCAATCCTGCTTTTTGAAGTTTCTCATCAGAAGGAGGAAATCGCCAATTAGAAAGAGATTTTATTCCTTCATTCGCACCCTGTACTACACCCTCCCAATTAGCATCATCAAATATACAAATACAAGTATCCGCAAAAGTTTCACTATAATATATTAACGCATCTCTTGTTGTCTGTAAATCATGAGGCCCATCATAGAAAAATAAATCTACATCTTTAATACTATCCGTATTAACATCAAATAAATCACAATCAAAAACCATGACATCATTATTTTCTTTAACAGCCTTAATATTTTTAATAAATTCTTCTTTTGAATTGCTTGGTAATTCTAAATCCTCTCTTTGTGGTTGTTGTTGAATTTGCCAATTATCTACACAACTTACTGTTATGTTATTATTCAATAAAGCAGAACATGCAGTAGCACCATGAAATGATCCTATTTCTAAATAATGATTTGATTCTTTTGCTAATGCATTTATAAAATTTAAAACACGTTGGGCAGTTAATCCCGATACATTAATATTGATATTTTTGTTTACAGAATCTACCAATTCTCTTGTAACTAATCTCACTTTAGAATGAACCAATTCGCCCGATTTTGATTCATAAACTTTATCACAATAACCACAATCCCAACATTCAAATTTACAAGTCTTTATTTTTTCACGCCAAACATTAATAGGTTTATCTTTTAAATTAGTGTCTTCTAAATATCCATTAAATGTATCAAATAATATTTCCTTACCTTCAGCATAATTTTGTATAATATGCATGGTTTCATTAAGTCTTTCTATTGATTCTCTTCCATGCATTTTAATCACATCTACATATTTTAATAATTCATCCCAATCTTCTTTCCATGGAGGAAAATTTGCCATTTTAAGGGGAGTAGATGAATCTTCATAATCCCATTTTGGACATGCAACTCTTGATATAGGATCATTAAAATACTGAGGCCCCTGTGCACGTGTGTTATTAAATTCATAATGTTCAGTCATCATAGGACAATTTCCTAAACATCCTTCATTTGCTAATAATGATAATTTAACACCCGCAAATTCTTTTGCACGTTTCATTTCTTTTAACTTATCATGATCTCTCATTAAATCACGATCTAAATTAATATAATGAAATCCAGCCTCTCCTAATTTAACCACTTCGCGTGGTTCAGTCACATCTCTTAGTATAGTATTTTTAATTTCTAAATTTGGAAATTCATGTTGTATTTGTTTAGTAGCTACCCAATGAGTATGAGGAATAGTCACGCTTTGGATTACATCACTAGAATATATTTCTTTAAAATTTGTAATCCATAAATCTAAATTTTGTTGAGTAGGACGTACTAATATATTATTGAAAGTTGCAGACAATGGAATGCCAGTTTCTTCCGATACATAAATTGCCTGTTTTATCACATAATTATGATCTTCTTTCGCCTTAAATACATCTCCCATAGCATCTTGTATGAAAGGTGGCATTCGACAGGTAAAATATATGTCGTAAATAAAATCTTTATAGTCTTTTAAAAATTCCAAAAAATTATTTAATTGGAACTCCTTCAACTTTGGGTTCAGAGGTATGCTGAATATTTTCTTTTTCATCATTATCAAATCCTACTAATAATTTATCTGTTATGGAAGGAACATCATATTCAGGAAGAAGTTCATCATTTGCTAATAGACCTTTTCTTACAGCTGTATCAATTTTTTTCATTCCTCCATTAAGTCTTTTAACATATTGAAGAGTAGTTGCTAAAGTTTTAACTTGAACCTCTTCAGACATCATTGCAATAGAATCCATATTACCAACACCAATACGGCCAGAAGCTATCATGTCCATAGATGCTTGTTTTGCCATTCTCATTACCCAATAATTTTCTTCTTCTTCCTTATTTTCTTCAATATAATATTCTATTGGTGTTTCAGGTGTTACAAATCTATTAATAATTTCCAAATATAAATCTATTTCAAATTTTGCGTGTTCAAGTTTTCTTTCCCAAACCTGAATATCATATTGAGCATCGTCAATATTAATTTGTTGGATTTCACGTTCAATATCATTTTTTGCATTTGCTAGATCATGTTTAAACTTTGCCATTTTTACAGCACTTTTACGTAAACTTATAGAAACATCATGATATGCTTGATGTCTTGAATCTAATTCCGAAAGTGCCTGTCGTACCATTCTCCATGGCGTTATTTGAGATCCTGCAACGAAATGAGTTGCTTGAAAATTAGTTGTAAATTGATATCCAGTTGTTTTTGATAATTCTATAATATCTTTATCTGCTTCAGAGACATTTAGCCCATCATAATTATATTTTTTTTCCATAATTTTTTCAGTTATTAAAAGTTAAGTTTATTTCCAACCACACCATCTGTATAAAAAAGAGAACCTCCTGGCTGAGAGTCATCATCATTCATTCTACCAAGTGATATTGCTTGATTATTAGGCAATAGATATCCTAAGTAATCTGCATAAACAATATTTAAGTCCCAAATAGTAGTACACTCTTCAAACTTTTTTAATATTTTTTGTGATTCAACAAGCATTGTTGATAATTTATCTTGATATTCTTCAGCTTTTTCTAAAATTTTATTTGATAATGTAGTTTTGTCTATTTCACGTTCACTGGCACAATAATCTAAAAATGGTGTTACGTGATCAGGATCACCTTCACCATAAGTTAAAAATTCTCTTGCTTCATGTTTTTGTATTTCCCAACTAGCAATTTCTAAATCTGATTTATCTGATAATGCTAAGTATTTTCTTGAAAATTCTTCTTCGATCACTTCTTTCGCAAATATTTTCATAAAAGTAACAGTATTTGCTTTTTCCTGATTTGTCATAGGTCTTGGATCACTTTTTGATCCACTTCTGGGAACAGTACGTTCATCATCTTCCCAATATTCTGGATAATGAGGATCAGATTCCTCCCAAGTTTTTATTTCTTCTCTTGTTTCACTAAAAAAAAGAGTACCATCTATAGCCACTTGTTCATCTACTTTTAAATATTTATTCTTACCCAATAACATTCTAATAGTATCAAACAAAGCGTCACCCACTTTAGTACAAGAAAAATTATGTAATGAAAACATTGTATCACAAATCATGGCTTCGTTTCCATGGAAATCGCCGGTTTCATATTTGTTAATTAGATCATCTCTTATTATTAAATAATGCATTTTATTTTCATTCCTTTATACCATTAGACATTATGAGAAGCAGTATGTGAAGCTGCTGCGGTAGCACAAGCTCCCGATGATTGTCCATAATGACCTTTAGGTCGTGTTATAGCACCGCAATTAGATGTTGTATAAGTAGCATAATTAAATTTCCAAGTCATATTATTTTGCTGGTCATTATAATTTCCCATCATATATCCATGATGTTCTCCAGATTCCATATTCTCTTCTCCGACATTTGATAAAGTAGAAAATTGGTTACCTCCCGTTGCTGCTCCATTAGAATCATTAAATCTTACAAAACCACCTGTAACATTTCCGCCATTGCCGGCAAAATGCCAACCTTTTTTTGTCCAATGTCCCTTTCTCCATGCGTTATTACTATCAACTACTCCTGACCAGCTAGCCCACGATTGATTGCTCCAAGTTAATTTTCTATTTGAAGTACTAGTAACCATATATCCAGTAGATTGTCCTCCCATTCCTGTACCATGACCATTACTCGTTCCGCAATCAGTTGTAATAAACATCACCTCAGTTGCAAAATTTAACCTATTAGTTACAGAAGTGCCCCCTTGAGTTATGTACCCAGATATTCCCATTTCAGAAAAACATCCAGCATCACCAAATGAATACGAACAACCCCATCCACCGACACCTTCTACAGTAGCATCTGCATCCCAGTTTCCGGGAGAGGAACCATAAGTAAAACCAGATATAGAGTTAGGATCATCGCCATCCCAATCCCAACCAACACCAGAGGCATTTGTATCAGCACCATAAGTACTTGCACCCCAAGTTCTTCCAGATCCGTTGTGTAAATTATAACTAGAAGTATGTTGACTGGCACCAGAAAAAGAATTTTGCGTTCCGTGAACATAGCCATTATAATCGGAAAAGGTGCCATCAACATAAGAGGCTGCCTTATCAAGTTGTTCCCCTTGATATATGGTTACATCATTTGCATGCCAAGTTTTGTTAAGTGATCTCCAAGGATTCGATCCTTTATATCCTCCTGCGAGATAACCATGTGTAAAAACCGTTCTAGTAGCCCAAGTAGCTCCCGCTACTTGTGAGCCCGGATATGCCCAAAAAGCATCAGCACTAGCCCCTTTAGATGTTAATTCTGATCCTCTAGTAATAGCAGTCGGTGCAGGTACTACTGTTATACTTCCTTGTTTAAATGCCATTATTTTTCCTTATACTACATGAGAAGCAGTCATAGTGGCTGAAGCAGAAGAACATGCCCCCGATGATTGTCCATAATGACCTTTAGGTCTAGTTAAAGCAGACATATTAGTTGTTGTAAAATTAGAATAATTAAATTTCCATGTCTGATTATTTTGCTGACCATTAAAATTCCCTAACATGTATCCGTGGTCTTCGCCAGTCTCCATATTCTCTTCTCCAACATTTGATAAAGTAGAAAATTGAGAGCCACCTGTCGCAGAACCATTAGAATCATTAAATCTTACGAAACCGGAAGTTACATTTCCGGCATTTCCAGCAAAATGCCATCCTTTTTTTGTCCAATGCCCTTTTCTCCATGCATCATTACTATCAATCGTTCCGGTAAAATTAGCCCATGATTGATTGCTCCAAGTTAATTTTCGATTTGTGGAACCTGTAACCATATATCCAGTAGATTGTCCTCCCATTCCGGTACCATAACCATTACTTATACCACAATCAGTAGTTATAAACATTACTTCTGTTGCAAAATTTAATCTATTAGTTTGTGAAGTACCACCCTGAGTTATATATCCTGATATTCCTAATTCGGAAAAACAACCACAGTCTCCGTAAGAATAAATTAATCCCCATCCACCTACACCTTCTACAGTAGCATCTGCATCCCAGTTTCCGGGAGAGGAACCATAAGTAAAACCTGAAATACTAGCTGGATCATCGCCATCCCAATCCCATCCAACGCCAGATGCATTCGTATCTGCACCATACGTACTTGCACCCCAAGTTCTTCCGGAACCATTATGTAGATTATAACTAGATGTATGTTGACTATCACCAGAAAATGAATTTACCGTTCCATGAACATAACCGTTATAATCAGAAAATGTTCCATCTACATAAGAGGCTGCTTTATCTAATTGTTCTCCTTGATAGATAGTAGTATCATTTGCATGCCAAGTTTTATTAACAGATCGCCAAGGATTAGAACCTTTATAACCTCCTGCTAGATATCCATGTGTAAGAATAGTTCTAGTAGCCCAAGTTCCTCCAGCAGATTGTGAGCCCGGATATGCCCAAAAAGTATCTGTTGTATCACCTGTTGAAGTTAAAGGAGTTCCTCTAGTGATATCAGTAGGAGCGGGAACTACTGTTATATTTCCTATTTTAAATGCCATTGTTTTTCCTTTATAAATTATATACTTTAACTAACCATTCTTGATATGCAGGATCTGCTTCTTGATTCATTCCGATCATTAAAAGTCTCAATTCTTTAAGTAAATCATAAGAAAGTCCTCCCGCACTACCGGGAGCTACTGGTCTATCAGATCCCATTTCAAGAGGAGGTACTACCGCAAGTCTATCCCCAGTATTAATCGTTGGATCATATTCAACAGAATTTTTGACAGGCCGACCTTTTTTCATTGCCATAATTTCACTAATTCGTGCCGATATCTTATCAGTAGTACTCAAATCATTCCTTTGCCTGAATTAATTTATCTATTTGTTTTTGTTGTTCTTTTATTGCTTCAATTAATAATGGAACCAGATGTTCATACTTAACTGTTAAATAATCTTTCCCACTTTTTGATTTTTTATTCTCATCTAAATCAAATGGTGCATTCTGAACCACTTCTGGAAGAACTTTTTGTACATCTTGTGCAAAAACTCCTGCTTGTCTTTCCAAATTCCATGGTGTGCCAACTAGTTCTTCAATATTATTGATCCAATCAAAAGTTACACCCTTGATTTGTTTAACTTTCTCTATTGCATTATTTATGGGTTCAATATTTTCTTTTAATCTTTCATCAGATGCTCCAGATGTAATATCGCCCGTAGCTGTAATATCTCCGAAAGTATTAAATGTACCATATGCTTGAATAAGTCCGACACCATTTGGCATAAAATTAATGTTCTGATTTGCCTGTTGAGTATTAAGGGTCAAATTTCCACCAGGAGCTTTAATATCTCTTGCATATAAATTTGAAGTACCACTTGAACCAATAGAAACATCCCCACCAAACGTACCACCACTTGCAGCAGAAACAAAATCTGTAGCCGTGGGAGTTGACTGCCAACTACATGTACCATCTCCGTCTTCTCGGAGAAATTTAGTTCCTCCTACTTCACCAGTAGATTTTACATCAATTCCTTCAGAAACAGTCTTTGCTTTACCCCAAGTAGGTGTTAATAACATTGCAGTAGCTAAACTTCTTGTTGCTATACCATCACCGTGATGTCCTAATCCTAAATTTTTTCTATTCACCTTTGGAAAATCAGCTTGGAATGGAAATCTTGCTATCATAGAACCAGTACCAGTAATTGTTCCTGAACCAGTAATAGTAACAGGATTACCATCATCAGTTATTTTACTCAAATAAAAATTAGCAGAAAGAGTAGTAGTACCTGTAACATTAAAGGTATCCGCAATCATCATTGTTTCTTGATATGCACCCTCAATATCAGCCTGAGAACTAGACGCATCAGAAACTTGATGAGGATTTAATGGACTTGAATTAGGTACAGTTATTTGACCCCCAAAAGTTCCACCTGTAGACGCTGGTACCACATCAGCTACAGTAAAAGTACCTAAAGCCACAAAATCTACTACATCATTAACAATTAACGCCGGAGATAAACCAGTAATACTTGTTCCATTTGTTGCTGTATAGTCTACAGAATCTACCAATTTTACACCGTTTAGATAAACTGAAAGTTGGCCAGGAGTATAAGTAACGTTTACCGATGTTTCACCTCCTACTGCTGTATATGTCGATCTTGAAGCTGAAGATCCTCCGCCTATTGCACCCCACGATGTACCATCATGACCCTCAAAACCTGAATCTGTAGTATTATAACGAATAGCTCCCTGAACATGCCCAACCCCCATTCCTCGGTCTGAGGTGGGTCCAACCGGAAGTTTCAAAGATGCGGATCCAATACAATTCACAGCAAGAAAGTTGGGAGTGTATCCTGTTCCTAATGTTAACGCATTTCTTTGGTCATTGACAGATGCTCCAGCTAAAAATGTTCTAGCTTGGGATGTTAAGTCAAATGTTGAAGCTGTTCCGGAACCAGTATAATAGATTCCTTTATCTGCCGCAGAAGTTGTTGCTGCTAATGCGTCAAGTTCAGCATCCCATGCCTGTACATCCACTCCTATCTTGAAGGCTTTTTTGGTAGCTCCTGCTGCCATGGATAATACACTTGATAAACTATGAGTAGCAATAGAACCTAAACCCAAACTAGTTCTGACAGTTGCACCAGATTCTACTGTCCAACTCGATCCTGTACCAACAATAAAATTAGAATCTGCATTTGATAATCCAGAAAATACTGCTAAATCAGCATCATAGGCTTGTACTGTGGAACCAATATCTGCACTTTTAAGTATTGTAGAATCATAGGCTTGTACAGTAGAACCAATATCAGCATCAACGAGTATTGTAGCATCATAAGCCTGTATTTCAACACCAATGTCTTGGGAAGTTAATGGAAAAGCATTATAATTATCACCCGTATCTGGCATTAATATAAAATTAGTATTATCAGTATCAGCTTCATTTTCAAGTTTTTGTCCACCAAGTCCACCACCAGCTTCCAACAAAATATATATTATCTCGGATGTTGTACTTGCTGCTGCCGCAGCTCCTGTTCCTTGAGTCATTGCCAATACTGCAGCTAGACTCTTTGTTGCAATACTACCTAACCCCAAACTTGCTCTTGCAGTTGCGCCAGATTCTGCAGTCCATCCACCTCCACCAGCTCCAACAATAATATTACCAGTAGCTGAACTTACTAATGCAAGACTATCAAGAGCAGCATCATGTGCCTGAACATCAGTTCCTATAGCCACACCCATTTTTGTTCTAGATGTTGAAGTAGAACGATTATACCATTTACTATCAGAAGCATTAAAAATTAGAAAATCATTATCTGCAAGGGTCTGACTATCAATAACAGTATCAGATAAAGTTTTTAATGATGTTCTATGATCAAAAGCCATCATTACTGTTGCAAAATCTTTTGATGCAATAGTACCTAATCCCTTTTTTAAAATTTTCTCAGTTTTTGACCCATAACTATTTTGATTCTGCGTCATCGCAAGAACACTAGACAAACTATGTGTTGCTATTGTTCCTAATCCCGATTTTAATATATTATTAGTAGCAGATGAGTATTTTGCAGAGGCGGAACCTGCGGCCATAGATAATACACTTGATAAACTATGTGTAGAAACAGTTCCTAAACCCAATGAAATTCTAGCAGTTTCCGCAGATTCGGCAACCCAAGTAGAACCATCACCAACAATGATATTACCATTTAAGGGTGTCAATCCTGCTATTGCTGTCAATTCTGCATCATAGGCTTGTACAGTAGAACCAATATCAGCATCAACAACTATTGTAGCATCATATGCTTGAACAGTTGAACCTATATCAGTAGTATAAACACCATCAGTAACAGTATCCGCATTACCTTCAAGATTCGCAACAATAGTTCCTTTTGTACCAGAAACAACTTCTGAAGTTATTGTTGCATCTGGTATAAAAGTTAATTTTCCTTCTGAATCATCTAACCCCACAAATGCAGTTTTTGGAGCTGATCCTGTGTGATATTGAAGTGCAAGTCCAACATCTTTATTTGTATCCGTAGTTAATACACCACCGCCACTAACTGTTTGTAAAGTTAGAATAGGATCCACTACCGTCATTGTAGTACTATCTACAGTAGTAGTAGTTCCCTGTACAGTTAAATTACCTGTTAAAATTAAATCGGTGAGATTTAGAGAACTTTGATTTATCCACTTAGAAGAAGCAGAATCGTAGGTGAGAATGTCATCATCTGCGGGAGTAGTGAGGTTAACATCACCAAGAGTATCTAGAAGTAAACCTGTTCCGACAATAGTTGCTGCCGTTTGCCAAGTTCCATCACCTCTAAGATATTCATCATTTGGAGCAGACTCAATATCAATAAATTTATTCGAAACATAACTGTTATCGATAAATGGTACTAGTTTTCCAACCGTCATTATTGATCTCTCCTATCATTTATAGCCAATATTTTGTAACTCTGATATAGTCTTGGCAGCACTTTTATGACGGACTCCTATTCCTCCAGCCTTTTTAAATTCTTGACAATTTTGTAAATGATCATCTATTAATAAATTTGGTCTCCCATCTCTGCCATCTCTTGCAAAATTAGATTTATTTTTTCTCATAACAGGATACATTCTATTCGATGAAACACCAAACCATCTCTTCATAAATCGTTCTTTATCCTTAGCAGCACGTTTAGCAATTGGGCCACGGGATGATCTAGGAATCGCAGTTAATATAAATGGATCATATTTTCCTATAAAACTCCAAAGTTTTTTTGCATCGGACATTGGTTCTAGTTGTAAGAAAAAATCATCTGGTAATTCAGACCATCTCTCATCATTAAATGTCCCACCAATAATTTCTCTTACACCCCTTTCAAAATCTGCTAATACCCCATCCATATCACAATATATTTGTGGTGTATCGAATTCTACTAAATAGTGTTTAAATTTTTTGTCCATTTATACCTTATAAAAATAAACAGTAAATTCTTCATCTCCCGGCATATAATCATCAACAATATCAATTTTTCTATGATCAAATCTTTTCAACCATTTCTTTATTTCTTCAGCTTTATAGGAGGTATAATTATCATCAGTATATGGATGTTTTAACATATTAAATATGACTCCTTTATTTGCTTTTTGAGTCATTTGTTTAATAGTCCATTTGGCATGTTGTTCTTTCAAACCAATGTTAAAAACACCAGAAGCTATAACCCAATCAAATTTTTCGTAAAATGTAGTTTTTAAATCTTCTATTGTACCACAAATAGTAGGAATTTTATCTTCAACCAATCCAATTGCTTTTTCATTTGGATCAATTCCAAGATATTCACCATTCCATCCTTGATTCTCTAAAAAATAATAAAGATGTGCTACACCACATCCAACATCTAATACAGAATCATTATTTTTAATACCTGCCTCATAAATTACTGTGTTTCTCATAAGTGCATTTTCAGTACCATCCATCCAACCAACAACTTCTGGTTGATTTTTACTATAATGACTTGCATATTTCGAATATACAGATTGTACTAGAAGTTGTGTTCTAGTTTTCGTTTCTGTACTTATTAACGATTCACTTAAATAATCTTTAAAATTTCTCATATTAGTTCCAACCTAGGTGTTGTTTACCATCTGTGGGAATATCTTTTACTGGTGTAAAACTCTCTCCACATCCACAGACATGCTCAAATTTGAGTCGTTTAAATATAAAACCTTGTTCTACTAAATTTCCTATTTTATAATCTACTTCTACATCACCAATTATATCATTAAGAATGTATTCATCTACTACTAATTTAACACCATGCTGTTCGAAAATTAAATCTGTAGAATCATCAACCGTATCTTCATAATCT